TGGTTGTTTGTCGCATTGATCGCGATGCTAATATTACTCATTAATTGTTTTAATCAATGAAGATAAAGAAAAAGAAATTAATTAAATACCTCAAAGAATGGGCTAAGTCCAAAGAGAGAGACGCTGAAGTTTACAGCGAGGGCGGCGATTATGCACTGGCTTACGAGGCCATTATTATTGCGGATTTCATGAGGGACGCTCTCATTGAGAGTATTGATCATGATTTTAATAATGAGTAATATTACTATTAATTGTTTTAATAAATAGAAGAGGGTGCATAGTCCAATGTAGAGACGGCTCGATACAAAGAGTGCCAATGTGTGAGTTCGAATCTCACTGCACCACCAATAATATGATGAATGACAAAGATTTTAAAAAGCTTGCAGAGAGCGTTGACCAGATGGGAGCTATTATGCATGGGGATTCCATCCCTCATCGCCGCACCACCAATAATATGATGAATAGAGAAATTAAATTTAGAGCGTGGCACAATAACGCTAAAAGATACATGGAAGACCTTTGTTTGTATCTTGATAGCGGAGAACTTGGTGATGTTAGTGAATGTTTTCATAATCTTGAGAGCAGAGAAGATTATATTCTTGAACAATACACTGGTCTTAAAGATAAAAACGGTAAGGAGATTTATGAGGGTGATATTATTCAAATGATTTATGATACAGGCAGAAGAGGTGAAATAGAAGAAATTGAGTGGCTCAACGGTATTGATTTCGATTTTGCTGGCTGGGGAACAAAAACAATTTTAACATCACAATGGAAGTATAGCGAAGTCATTGGCAACATTCACAAAGGAATTTTTAAGGATAAATCAACAACCAATGAATAAAAAATTAATAAAAATGGACGGCTATGATGACTGCATCATTGGAGTGGTGGAGAGGGCTGGTGAATGGCCGATCCTCTGCTATGATAAAGAAAAAGTTATTTGTAAACTGGAATCCCAAGACATGAACAGATCCGAGGCAGAAGAGTTTTTTTATTATAATCAAATGGGAGCGTGGATGGGTGACTCTACTCCATGTTTTTTATCAAAGGAGCTTGACAAGGACGAGCTTCTATCTTAGAGTCCTGAAATCAAAGAAAGAACAAATGAAAGTAACATATACTCCGACAAACAAAAAGCAAATTGAGGAATATCTTCAAAAAGGTGATCCCACTTTATTAAACTCCAGTGTTTCGATTGAGCATCCTATGGATGATATGACTCTACCCGAATTCATGACACAAGCTATTTTCCCGATGCTTGTTGGCATGGGCTACACTGAAGGGGCAATTGCGAGAACAGTCACTATTAAAGATGAAGACGGCGAATCTTGCTGATTACTAAAAGAAAAAAATGAAAACGAAATTATCCATAGCTGTATCAAAAACACGATTATTCTTAGCTGCATCACTAACGTTTTGTGTGCTTGTGACTTGGGATTACTTTAAGACTCCTGAAGTTAAAACGGTCATTCAAGAGGAGATCATTTATCCAGAAAAAATTGAGGCTTGCGTGGCTCTAACTAAGTTTCAACTGGAGAAAATGCTTAGTCATTTTAATGAGGACGATCATCCTTCCGAAATGAAGCGTTTTAAAAGTTTGGTTAAGAGGGATGCGAATGGTTGGAGAATCTCCTCCACTCACTTGGCCAAGGGTGCAGAAAAATACCCTCTTCCAGACGGTGATTTCCTAGTTGTCGATGCTTCGTTTATTGATTATCAAGGAGACTTCAAGGATTGCATTAACTACGCTCACAGTTATAAAGACAATCACGAATATATTGTGGTATCAGTCAAGTAAGTTTAGGCTCTGTGGCGGAATTGGTAGACGCTGCGGATTTAAAATCCGTTGATCCTAGATCGTGAGGGTTCGATCCCCTCCAGAGCTATTTGAACTATGAAAGCATTTTATATTAACTTACAAGAAAGAAAAGATCGAGAAGACCACATGGAAAAAATGTTGTCTAATTTCGATCTTGATTACGAAAGATTTGAAGCGGTATGCCCTTCAATTGATCAAATAAAGTTTGGAAAATATAAAAAATTTTATGAGAAATCGTCCCCACGAATCAAAAAATATGTCAATAACGAAACTCAACACCCAAGAGCAATCGGTATTTTTGGCTGCTACCTATCACACTTAAAAATACATCAAAGTCAATTAGATAATTTAGAACCCTACATTATTTTTGAAGATGATGTAAAAATCACAGAAGATACGCTTTCACAGTTAGATCGAATCACCTGTAACCCAGCACATAAAGATTGGGATGTTATTAGAAGTATGTGGGACAGCAGTCTTGAAAAGTGTGTAAAAATCCAAGGAGTTCACATAGAATCTGCATTTGCTGGACAATATCCAACTCATACAACATTCGGTGGCTCGCATTTTTCGATCTTTAATAATGCAAATAAAATTATAGATTACATTTCATCTGAAAATTTAATGGCAGTTGACTCATTATACTCAACTTGTGTATTAAATGTTTATCATCAAAAGCTAGATGTAAAACTACTCCCTTTTGGAACAGACATTCCAAAAATTGTTGCATCAGACCCGTTCGTCTAATGGTTAGGACTCCAGATTTTCATTCTGGCAATAGGGGTTCGATCCCCCTACGGGTTGCCAACTTAAAAAAATACTAATTAAAAATGAGACTAATTAAAGCATTATTCGCGCTTGTAGCTTTAGTGAGCTTGACAACAGCAGCAATTGCGGAGACAAAATATACTTCAATAATGACTGGAGTATCAGTTGGCGAGGGTAGAACCCATGTCTGGGAGGTATTGACAAAAACATTTAAAGCGTCTCAAATCCGTATTAAAAAAGGAGAAGAGCATAAGCCTATTAGATGGGCTACAATTCCGAGCTATGTGATCGTAACGTTTATATCTAAAAATGATAAGATCACAAGATCACAAGTAGAGAAAGCAGTTAAAGCTCCCCCTGAATCTAAAGAGCGCTATCTTGTATGGAAGTTAGAGGAACTTTGATATATTATGTTTGAAGCATTACAAATAACCGTACTACTTTTATTAACATCTTTAGCACTAATTGCTATTATTGAACTCATGATAAAATAATGCGCTTGTAGCTCAGTGGTTAGAGCAGGGGTCTCATAAACCCTTGGCCGTGAGTTCAAATCTCACCGAGCGCACCATTTTTTACTAGACAAATCCATACAAAAACGTGTATAATTAATTATGAAACCCATATCCATTCACTTATCCAAACAAATTGATGATCTTCTAAATGATTCTATGAGTATGGAGGTCAACGGGAAGATTTTCACTTCTCAGGATCATGCAAGCTCTACTTATGTCAGGAATCCTGACTTATGGTGTGGAGATTTAGATATTACATGTGCATCTCCTTGGAATAGCAGTGGGGGTCATAAGAAAGCAGGAACGCTAATAACTCCAAGGCACGTTATAGGTGTAGCACACTACGAATATTCTGTGGGGACAGTGGTTAGGTTTGTAGAGAAAGATAATACAGTACATGATCGCACTGTAATAGGAAAAGCTCGACATCCCGAATGTAGGAACCACTACCCAGACTTAACAATTTATACTTTAGATAGTGACCTTCCCTCTACTATATCGCCCTGTTCTGTAATCTCTAGCGATTACAGTGACTATTTAGATGGCGTATCTAACGATAAGATACCTTGTCTTGGTCTTGACCAAGAAGAAAAAGCTCTCATTATAGATTGGAGGCTCCGTGGTTGGATGCAGATACCTAAAGATTCAAACAGGCTCATTTTCCATGAGAATAAAATTAAAGGTGATAGCGGCAACCCTGCATTTTTAATCCTTGACGGCAAACCTGTCCTTGTAACCGTTTGGACATTTGGTGGCGCAGGAGCTGGAACATTCTTGGCAGAGCATATTTCAGATATTAACGCTATGATTGTGACCGCTGACACACGGGCAGGTGTATCAACAAATTATACAGTTACTGAAGCAGATTTTTCAACGCAAGGCAGTAAACCCTTCGATGCGGAAAAAAGTCGTTTGCAATTCGTCGCTGCACTTCGTAAGTTAAGACCTAGCTGGTTTGATAACAGCGCGGAGACCAGCGCGGAGACCAGCGCGGAGACCAGCGCGGAGACCAGTGCCGAAACCAGTGCCGAAACCAGTGCGGAGTATACGAGTGCCGAAACGAGCGCGGAGTATACGAGCGCGGAATACAGTAGTTCTGAGCCACCTTGGGAAACTAGCGCGGAGTCTAGCTCATAGGCTTAATAATTAAATACATTTTTTAGGAATATGGAGGGGGAAGTAAGTGGGACTATACTATTTACAATAATTTTAGCCTGTGAGAAATATAGGCACAAGATGTTGTCGCAAGACACTTCTATGCTAGGAGAACACATGTATTTCATGGGAGATCCTGAACTATCTTCTCCTCTAGTTAAGGATAATATAGTTTATTTGCCTTGCCCAGACAATTATGAAAGTCTGCCTATAAAAACTTTAATGGCTATTAAATGGGTAGTTGAAAACAAAGAGTTTGACCTAATATTAAAAACAGATGACGATGTTACTTTCTTTGGTGATTTTAACAAAATTGTTTGTGACGCTTCAGAACATGACTATTCTGGTCGGGTAATAAGAGCGGGTGCTGATGATTGGCATTTCGGTAAATGCGATAATCCAGAATTAAATAATACACCAGTTGATATTCCAGAAGAAAATTATTGTGAGGGGCCAGCATATTTTTTGTCTAAAAAGTCTGCTTCATATTTAGCTGGTTATGGGATTAGAAACAATCATTTCATTTATGAAGATGCAGAAATCGGATATTTACTACGAAAAATTGGAATTATTGGAAATAGAGTTGAAGTAGCGAGAGGCTTTAAGGTTCTGGATGAGTCGGGAAAGGAAATTTGGCCATGATAATATCATGATACCTAAAAAATTACATCAAGTTTGGTTAGGTGATAAAGAAGTACCTGAAGAATTTGTAAAGTTTACTAATAATTGGAGGGAATTACATCCTGATTGGGAATATAAATTATGGACAGAGGAGACTATATCAGATAAACCGCAAATTAAAAACTTGGTAGATAAGTGCGAGGCATTTTCATCTAAATCAAATGTAGTTAGATTGTATGCGGTTTACTTGGAGGGTGGAGTTTATGCAGATATGGATATTGATTGGCTCCGCAACTTTGATGAATTATTAAATGTTAGCTCCTTTGGGTCGGTTGAAACGGATGAAACAAACGATAGGTTGGGATTAAAGTTTCCTGAGTTTGATATAAATTATTCTAAAACATTCTGTAATGCAGTTTTTGGCGCAGTTGCTGAAAGTGAGTGGGTAGGTTGGCAAATAAAAAGACTATCTGAGATGGTATCTCAGGAGCCACCTTGGGGGCCGACGATAATGACCAATGCTGTTGAAGCATTTAAAAACACCTATCATTTTCATGAATATCCGTCAATCTATTTTTATCCGTATCATTGGTCTGAAAAAAATAGAAAATCTGAAGATTTTCGAGATCATAAAGAATCATTTGCAGTCCATCATTGGGAAGCTTCGTGGGATCACAAAAAATAACCTATGATTTTTAAAGCAGGAAGTAAAACAATACACTACTGTCCAACTCCAAAATGTGGATGTAGCTCAATCAAAGTGATGATCCGTAAAGGGGTAGAGGGCATCATTGATTATGAAAATAAGATTCATTCTAGATTTCCCACAAGGCCATTTATGGAAGTAGAAGCGGATATTAAATTTTGCATTGTGAGAGACCCCGTAGATAGATTTTTATCAGCCTACTTAAATAGAATTGTTTATTATCAGGCGATTCCGTTTGTAGACTTCGATGATTTTGTTGACAATTTCTCTAAATATTCTAAAGTAAATGCAGACGTTCACCATCATTTTCGACCACAAGTTGATTTTATAGGTCATTCCCCCAGCTACTACAATAGAATTTTCTTGTTTAATGAAATGCCTTGTGTTTGTGAATTCTTAAGTGAAATTATGGGAAAGCCAATAAAATTAGAACACAAACAAGTAACTAGAGGTGGCGAAAAACCAATACCAACTGAAAGCCAAATTGATTCTATAAAGTCTTTTTACGAAGATGATTATAAGTTTTTGGAGCAGATTAAAAGATAACCGATGAGAAAATTAAAATTTAATCAGTCAATGATAGATGAGGCTGTTAAAAAAGCAAAAAATCTGGGTTCTATAAATAATTCTATTACCTCGGGGGGTGGTAACTTGGCTGGATACTTGGCTGAGATAGCCTTAGCTGAAGATTTGCAGTGCAATAATGTTTCTTGTGATGAAGGTAACGAGAAATACAACTATGACCTAATAAAAAATGATTTAAAAATAGATGTCAAGACAAAAAGAAGAACTGTTGACCCAAGACCTTCTTATGAAGTCTCTATAGCTGAGACTAGCAAGCATCAAAAGGCAGATACTTACGCATTTGTTTCAATTACATTCAAGGAGAAGCGGGGCAAAGGGCGTAGTGCTACTTACCATGGGGTAGAATCTATATGGTTGTGTGGCTTTATGCCTAAAAAAGAATATTTTGAGAAGGCTAAATTCTGGAAAAAAGGAGATGTAGATCCATCTAATGGCTTTACAGTTCATGCAAACATGTATAATATGCCCATAAGCAGATTGAAAGATACAGAATAACAAATGAAATCACTAAGAAGGCCAATCATTTATCAGGGCGCTGCTTATCCTGATTATGAAATAGATTTTAACACCTCACAAGTTCATAGTGTTAGGAAGAATGATAAGGTTTTGAAGGCCAACTCAAGGGCATTTAGTAGATATGTAAATGTATGCCCTTATTTAAATTCTAAAATGACACCTATGGGAGTTCATACGTTAATGGCAGAAACATTCCATGATCTTTTACCTAAGTCTCCGTTAGTATCTTACTATGGTTTACTGGTGGGTAGAGACAGACATATTTTAAAGACTCCAACAGAATTTACTTTTATTTGTAATCAAGTATGCCCTGATCATATTGATGGCGACCCAAGCAATAATCATTACAGTAATCTAATGATTGTTACTCAATTAGAGAATAATTTAAAGAGAGGCCCAAAAAGAGAAGGCTTTAGTCCACATAAAGGGGTAACAAGTGATAGGGGAAAATTTAAAGCTAGGATAGATACAAAGAATACAATAGATCAAAGCGGGAAAGCTTTTAGTTTATCAAAAAATCTTGAAACAGAAGAAGAAGCAGCATTGAGGTATAATAAAATACTAGAAGAGTCCTTGTTTACTATCTGGGGAAAAGATTTGGGGCCAAAGATGTATGATCTTGCTTATAAGAATACAATATGAATGAGAAAATAGACGGCATATTAAACTACCTTTTAGATGAGGCAAGCTTTGAGGATCTCGATACTCTATGGTATATGATTGGTTTCTGCCCACGATGCAAAGGCATAATTGAACATCACATAGATGAGCCTTTTGCCTCTTGTCGTTGTGGAACTGGAGAAGATACAGGGCGACCCACCTTCTTGCAGCGTATCAAACATAAGCAATCAGGCACTTACAAGTTGTGAAAAATAAAAAATGGTATAAAGGCGTTCCCATAGGAATTAAAGATATTGATGGTAAAGATATTTGCGAGGGAGATACTGTAAACTATTGGAAAGTGGGTGAAGAATCAAAGGTTGTTGATGAAGTTGTTAAATACAGCGAAGACCTTTGCGCTTTTACTCTCTTCCCTGTTTTGTGGCTTCAGTCAGCATGCCCGCTTAAAAGTAAATATCAGTTTAAAATACAATAATGTCTAAGAGATACAAATTAAAATACCATATAGCCTTAGATTTGGGGGATAAATACAAAGACTACCCAGATTTACCAGAATTTAATTCCGAGCAAGAAGCTATGGATTATTGGGATACATATAAGAGGCGAGCTTTTATATTCTATAACGAACCAGTAGTCATTATCAGGAAGGAAGTTAGTGTAACTCCAATTACCAGAGTATAATTTACAATAAATTATCATAATTTATTATTTTTATTTATACCTTAGTTTTTATTCCTTTTTATCTAGCATCTTTTAAGGTAATACATAGAGTAATACATAATAGAGATACAATAAGAAAACAAGATAAAATAAGGGATTATAAGGGATTAACCTAAATAAAGTGATTTGGATAGGATAGTGGCTGTTACTCTAAATAATAAATAATGGTAATCCACCTACATTTTGCCCGATTTTAGCCAACAAAAGCAAATAAAAGCCTCCAAAAAGGGTGCTAGCAGACAAAATTTTATAAAAACAGGGGGCCAAATAATATTTTTTTATAATTTGTATGTATTAGCCCTAGGGTAAACACAAACCAAACGCCAGTTTTTTTAAAAAAAACCAAATAAAGCGCATCTTTGCCCACTTTAAGCAAATAAAACCAAATAAAAGCTAGCCTTGGCCCCGCTTCTTACTGAACTAAGCAAATAAGCGCAAGTCCCCACTTTTCCCAGAAAGTGCAAATAAGCATATACCAGTATATACAATGAAACAAGATAGCAACAAAAACGAATTCGATGTGAACCTCAGTGAAGAGCAAACAAACAAATTGCAACAAATTTTTGGCATTAATAAAGGGCGCAAGTTTGGAGAGATCAAAGCAAATAATGATAAAGGCAAAATCAACTCCAAGGTTAAACGATTTTTTCGCAAATAATAAGCGCCCAAGTTTGTAGCATTTTAAGGCAAATAAGCGTAAAGAAACGACCCGCCCCCACCATAGGGACGGGTCGCTTTTTGTATACTATGAACCACAATACAAAAGAAATCAATTAACCCGCAAATAAATCCATTAACTTATCAACCCCAACACAAGCAACAACAAAAATAAATATAAGGCAGCAAATAAATACAATGTTATCAATCAGAGCGGCGAGATCCTCATCTTTCATGTATGTAATATAACACTATATAGAAACAAAGCAAGCAAAAACATTCCAGATGCCCGTTTTTTTGGTAGGCAACAAATAAACAAAACCCGATTACATAACAAACTAATTATCAGTGAGTTAAAGAGAATCAAAAAAAACTCTGTAACCCATTGAGTAGTAGGGAGTTAGGCGGGTCGGCCCCGCCCCCCTCCGTAACTCGCTGTCGGTCAACGAGTTAGGAGAATTTTTTAATCACGAGATTCTATTGCTTTGGACTGACCAAATTAACAAATCAATTTTCGCATCTGACAGATAAGGATAGCGCAAGCGAGATAGATACCTAAACTGTTTTTCTAGCTCTT